CCATAATCCAGCCGAGGTATCTCCCCCCCGATCAGCGCGCATGAGTACGTCGATTACGCCAACCGGGACGCCGTTTTCGGTGACGCTGCCGAAATCGATCTTGTCCTTACCGTCGAACGTGGCGCCCGGAAATCGCTCCTGAAAGGGGGCGCTTTTCACCATCGCGTCAATCTCTGACGGCCTGGTGAGCCCGTAGAGAAACGCGGCCGCGTCATACTTCACCGTGTGATGGTCTGGGTCGTCCCACTTCGCCTGATCCCACCCAGGCGGGGCGGCGCCGGTGCGAGCCGGTACGCCCGTCTCGTCCCCCGCTGGATCGTCCCCTGCTGCCTGCGATGCTCTGTACAGCTGGGCCTCCTCCGATTGCTGAATACCACGCAGCCATCCTGGCAGCCCCTCAATCCCCGGTGGTCCCCAGCCATACTGCCCCGACCACCAGCCCACAAATTCAGCCTCGGTTATCTCTCGACCGAGATAGTCGCGGTAGGCCGTCGTTAACTCAGCCCGCGCACGCGCACGATTGGCGGAGTCCGGGACTCGTGACGGCTCCCTACGGTCTTGTGGATCGGGATCGGTATTGGGAGGCGGATCTTCCTGGGTTTGCGGTCCACCAGGTGGTCCCTGGTCCGGGGTGCGATTAGTCTGTGCCCCCGGAACCAAATTCAGAAGACCCCGACGTGCCGCGTAGTCTTGTGCCTCTCCAGAGTTACGGATCGCTCGCACCCAGTCATCAATCCCGCCTCCATGGTAGCGGCCAGACACCCATCCCTCGACCTCTGAGGCTGACGCGGGACGGCCCAGATACTCGTCGTATGCCTGCCGGATTCGATTGTCGTTGCTCGCCATTGCGTTATCTCCCCCGGCGACGAGCGGTGGCCGTCGGGACCACGTCCTCGTCATCGACGATTTCCTGGGTGGGGTCTTCCACGTATTCAGGCACCGTCGGCGCGGTCAAGCGCAACGCGTCCGGCTCGACGTATGACACCAGCGGCTTCGCGCCCATGCCCATGAGGGCGCGCATGGTATTGAGTTGTTGTTGCGTGGCGCCATAACGCTGGTCGTCGCTGCGTCCACGAGACAGTTCCGAGGCGCGCAGGTTGTACGCGGTGTCACCGAAGCGGTTAAACGCATTCATGCCTTCAGCTCTCGCCAGTGCGTAATTCTGTCGATCCGCCCAGCGTTGGGACTCTCGGTCCATGCGTGCCTGGTTCTTGACGTAGGCCAGTTGCTCGGCCGCCGTCTGACGCTGCAATTCAGCGGCCCGATTAGCGGCGTCGGTCTGGAGTTGTGCAGATCGACCGGCCGCACCGCTCTGCATCTTGGCAGCGCCTAATGCTCCAACGCCACCAGCGATTCCAGCGATAGCCGTCCCTACTGCGATAGACATATTATGTGTCCTTCTTCTCGCAGAACACGTTCTGCGTCAATCGGGCCGTGTCACCAGACCCATAGTTCTCATACAGGGACCGGGAGTGGAAGTATTCCGCCGGAAACAGGACCACGCGGTTAAACCGGGCCGCCACATGCTGACGCAGGGACCATTGATCCCGGTCACTCCAGGCGTGCGCTTCCTGCACCATGGCCGTCGCGGATTCAGCGCGGCTTTCGGTGACACCTGACCAGCGGTGGCGCCAAAAATCGGTGCCGTCCCCGGCCTTGGGAGACGGCGTCAAATACAAGATCGCCGTCCAGTCGCCCATGCTCCGGTCTGTGTGAATGTAGTGAGGCTCCGCTTGCCCTTCGGGGCTCTGCCTCAACAACGATAGCGTGGCCGTCAGGTCTGGGCGCCGGTCCTGCAACCAGTCTGTGAAACCGGGGAGTTCACACTGCGCGAACCCACGCCACTCCACATTGCCGATGGTAAACGTCTGAAACGTATGCGCCAACGCCAGCGCACGATAGCCCTCCGGGTCCGGCAAAACATCGTCATAGACGCGGATGTCCGGGACTATCTCGGTACCCTCAGATTCATGCAACACGCGGCGTTCCTCCGCCAGCGCCATCAGACGATGTGAGACCTCCTCGGTCAAGGCTGCCGCTGCAAGCGTCGCCGACTTCATGTGCCTAATGCCTTCTGGTAGGAGATTTCCGTACGCGTGAACCCCAGCCGGCCGTAGAACCGTCCGACGCGCTCAGTGGGGGCGATCATTTGTAGTGCCGTCGCCCCGCGCTCAATGGCCCACGATTCCGCCGCACGCAGAAGCCGGACCCCGTCCCCGCGCTGTCCCGGCGTGACCCACCAGAACACCTCCCCGGCATACATATCGCCAGAGAGGAAATGCGGAGTGCAGACGAGTCCGATCATTCCCATCAGGACGCCGTCTCGCTCCAGGACCAGCACTGTCCCGCCCTCATCCTCAATGAGATTTGTCGCAAGAATCGCCATCTGCTCGGGGTTCTCTCGCAAAATATCCCGATACAGCTCGGTCTGGGCAAACTGCTGCCCCATCACGACCAGGGCCGGCACATCCGCCAGCGTGGCCGGTCGGATTACACGAGCTGTTCGCATGACAGGTCCAGGTCGTATTGCATCGTCGTGCCTCCCGAGCTCGCGTAGGTCGTCGCATAGGTGATCGCCGTCGCCTCGTCCACGCGTACCAGGATCGTCAGACTGCCCACGGTCGCGGTCGTGTTCCCCGTCATCGCCGTGCTGCTCGTCGTGCAAGCGACTGACGACGCGGTCCATCCGAACGTGACGGTCAGGGACGAGCTGGTCGTCGCCGCTCGGGAAATCCTGGCTCCCATGGAGAGCCGATAGACGCCTGGTGACACCGACAGGATCGCAAAATTCGTCGCGCTGATCGATGCCGCCTGCGTGGAGAGCTGCACGGTGTCCAGCGTCTGTGGCGTGGCGTTTAACCGGTCCACCATCGAGAGGAGCCAGTACCGCATGACCTGCGTGACGCGGCCCGAGATCCGGCGCTCCACCACGGCCGGCTCGACCACGACTTCCGGTGTCGGCGCTATACTGAGCATCGGTCATCAGTCCCGTCCCTGGATGTTGCGTCCTTCCACGTTGGCCCCCACAATCCGCCAGGGAATCGGATCAGTCACCGTTACTTCCGGTACCCAGGCACGGTCGGAGCTGGCGAGTCGCGTCCAATATACTCGCGTACCAAACGTCCCCTGCGCCCCGGCCGCGGCGAGTTGTGTATTGCTCCACGTCTTGAGATCCGTACTCGTCCGCATCATGACCTGGGGATCGACACCCTGCCCAGCGGCGGTGCCGAGACCCGGTTCCAGTAAGAGTTCCAGACGAGACACAAACAGCCGACGTGCGGCACCCGATTGCAACCAGAGCGGCGGCGGCACGCGCAGCCGCCGAATCAGATCGCCATTACACTCTGTCGTGAGGGCGGTATCCATCGAGCAGATGAGTCCCGTGGTCCGATCAGCGACGAGATGCTTGCCAAACGCGTAGCAGTGACTGCGCGGTCCCCACATCGCATAACTGCCGCTACTCACATCCCAGACCCCACGCTCGTGCCACAGCCCTGTCGAGAGATCGTAGACCCAGGTCGCCTGGGCCGAGGGAAACGTCAGGCAGTAAAAGCTATGGCCCTGATCACTGTAGACCACGGCTTCCGCGTCGGTGATTTTACTGGTTCTGGCATAGCCGGCAATGGCGGTCTCGACCGCATACGAACTGACGCGTTGCGGGACCAGGCCGGTCGCGGCGACGACAATCCCCGCGCCCTCTGCTGTCTGGGACAGCCAGACCATTTTATCGGCAGCGAGCTTGACCGAATACGGTGCCGGCGTGCCATAACCAAAGACCGATCCCGGCACGGGCGCGAACGGGAACGGGCTGGTGCCTGCGTCGTACCAGACCTCGCCCGTCTGTTCGCCGATGAGCCAAATCTGACGATTGCCATCCACGACCATCGCCTTCCACGGGTCGGGGGCAATACTGCGCTGGGCATACTGGGTCGCATCCCAGCTAGCGCCATTGTTGAGCGCAGAAATGTAGAACTTTGATTCAGCGCCATCGAAGGCCAGAAAGTAGCCATCGATCATCCCGACCATCGTGCATTTGCCAGCCAACGCACTGATCGAGGCGCTGAGTGTATTGGTCGCAATCGTGAGTAGGTAGGCATTTGTCCCAGAGCCGATCAGGAGCTGGCCCCCCCCATCCCCATTGCTTGCGATACTTGCTGGATGGGGGTCATTCGTGACCGTCCCGTCCGTGACAATTGACGCGGTGGCCGTTTCAAGCACCCTGTAGACGCTCGACCCCATCACGGCGTAGCAGTTGCCCGACATGGCGAAGAGGGCGCGACCATTGATGTCACCGACCCGGACATACTCCTCCTGTCCGGGACACGGATAGAGCGCGGCGCCGTAAGGTGATGACGATGACTGGGTCGGCTCCGGATACCAGTTGACCGTGCGCTCGCAGTCAGCTAGCGGGCTCTGCTGCTCATTCGACCCGAACACAAAGCCGGAATAGTTCGGCATGTCTATGTGTCCGAATAGATATTGTAGTGCGGGCCGGCGCCACCAAAGATGAGTCCTGCGACACCGCTGGAGAGGTCCATGAGGCGCTCATTGGCGCGCTTCACATCCGCCTTGCTTTCCGCAGCAGCCTGCTGGATATCCGGCGTCAGCGGCGAGTCAAACGCACTCGCCAGTTCTTTGGCGAGGTTGGTCCGCATGAACCGCCGATACCCCGGTGGCAGTGCAATCGTGTCACTGATGGCGGCAAATTCGCTCACCGGGACCAGGGTGTAGATCACGCCTTGCAGCGTGGTGCTGGTGGGGATCGGCCACAGCCGAATGAGCCCGAACCCCGAGTCGTATGTGGGGTTGTAGTACACGGCCTGCGGATAGACAGACGTGAGAGCCTTCTGCGCGATCCCGTCGTAGGCATCCTCTGTCAGGACCGGCCCCAGGTTGTATTCTATCGTCGGTGAGACCGACGTGTCCTGAAAGCCGACGTTGTCGATAGCGAGTGGACCCGTGGGGCGCGCACAGTTGATCGTGGCGCCCGTCCCAATCGTGTAGCTCGTGGCTGATGAGATGGTCCAGAGCGTGCGCGCTCGGCTATAGACCGTCAGCCCCTCAGTCGCGAGGCCATCGATCCAGTCATTGAGCCGATCCAGCCCATAGGCCGAGTCATTCGCTGACGCCGTCTCTCCGACCTGCAACACCCGCAGGTCTTGCAGGGCCGCAGTAATGAGCTCGCTGACAGTCATTACACTTGATAGAGCGCATTCATGAGTGTCGCTGTCGTACTCGTGCTATTCACCCGAATGCACTTGAGCGGCAGCACCGTGCCGGCAAGCACCGTAAAGGGCGCGGAGCTGCCATCCTCGAAAAT